TCAATGCTCATGTGCACGGACTCTGGGTCTTCAATCTCGATCTCAATATCTGGCTGCTGGTCTTCTTCATCCATACCCATGGGGGCTTGGTAAAGTGCTTTGTCGATTGTCATGGTGCTTCCTTAGTAGTACCCACGGGTACGCTTGGATTTAAAAAACTGAATCTCATCAGGCTCATCACTGGGCAGACGGATGAACCCACCTTGTCTGAATCTTGCCAAGGCCATGGTTGTGGAGTCGACCAAGTCATCATGACTTGTGAACGGAAAGCCTGCGAGTTCTTCGACGACTTCTTCTGCCCACCGTGTCTCGGGCACCCACACAAGACCTGACCTGATGATATCTGCTACCGCGTTGAGTCTGGCTAACTTATCTCCAGTGCCTCGGTGCGGCGTGAATTCTTGAACCGGTATACCGGTGCGTCTGATCTCTTGGTAGAGCTGGGTTCCTGCTGACTTCTTCTCCACAATGAACGAGTCAGGCTGCCACTCTTTCCACTCTTTATATGCGAGATCTTTTAGTTCAGGGAATTCTAACCGCTTTTTAATTGAGTTGAGAAGTATTAAGTTGTACGCACGAGTCTCATCGTTCATGAAGACCCCCCACGTGGTAAGCGCTGTATAGTCAGCACGATTGTGCTGCTCAGCCGCTGCGTCCAGCGACATAATTACATACTCACAAGGAGGTGGCGACTCCGCTTTCCATATCTGCCAGTACTCCCTTTTAACCACCGCAGCTTCTTCACCGGTCGGGTTTTGCTGGTACTGGGCGTTCCACTGGAACAGCGGCATGGATGCTTTAGTTCTATTGAGTGCTGTGAGTGTATAGAACTCAGGCCATAACGCACGGGCTTCTTTTGTGCCGTCATTGAATATAGCTGGAAACTCAACCACCTCGTACTGGTCAGCCTCCTCATTCTGGGTCATGTCCTTGACCACGCGTCCAGTCAAGTCATCTTGGTGCCACCTTGTTTGGATGATCGCAACACGACCACCTGGCATCAGACGGGTACGAGCACCATAAGTAAACCACTCGTACGCCTTGTCAAACACATCCAAGTTACCATTTATGATGTCTTGTTCGTTATGGGGGTCATCAACCAAGAGTAAATCCGCACCGCGCCCAGCCAGAGCAGACCCAACACCGCAAGCATAATACTCACCACCAACATTGGTATTCCAACGACCAGCAGACTTATTATCAGTGGCCAACGAGACTGTCGGGAATATCGCCTTGTATTCAGGATTGTCAATTAAGTTCCTCACTTTCCGACCAAAATCAACGGCCAAATCTGTGGTGTGGGACACCATTAGAACCTTTTTATCAGGGTATCTACCTAGAAACCAAGCCGGAAAATAGATGGAAACAAGCTGACTTTTACCGTGTCTAGGGGGGATATTGACGCAAATTCGGTCTTTTTGACCGTGTGCAATGGCCATTAACTCGTCTGCAAGCACCCTATGATGCTTACCAACCTTATAATCTGACTGCATTTTCTTGCAAAACTCGATCAAATCATCCCTACAAGCCGCACTTTTGCGCCTTTTTTCCAGCTCATCGGTGATTAAATCAATCTCTTGGGCTTCTTCAGGGGAAAAATGATCTAAATTGTCCAGTAAAAACCGCAATTCTTCGTCTGTCAGGTCAGAATAGTCGTTAATCTGGCTGTACATCTGCGGCTTCTTCGGTCAAACCAAGGGTTCTGTCAATGTCAACGTCGATTACATCCTGAGACGCACGCAATCTTTGGATCTTTTCACGCAAAGACACCACCAATTCTTCTTTAGAACGGTGCGTGATGGTAACTTCTGAGCGTTCTGTGAACAAACCCACGTCTGTGATCTTACCCAACAGCTCTAAAGCACGGATCCGCACGCGTGGATCAGGGTTACTCGTCTCAAGAAGTAGTTTGTTTGTTACTACAAGCCGGATCTGCTGGGCGTTATCAACGACCTTTATGGCAAATTCTTTTAGTATGGCGTTGACCGCTACATAAGTAGCAGGTTGCAGGTTATGAACCTTCTTGGCAATTTGTTTTTGTGCCTTGACTTCATCTTCTGCAAGGGCGTAAGCAAGCACCTCAGCAACTGCAAGGTCTTGTTCTGTTGGCTCAGCGTCTAAACCAAGATACTCAGCAGTATTGGTGGCAGCTTGAGCTCGCTCTTTGAAATTTTCTATACCGACGTTTTTGTCAGGCATAGGAATCCCAATGTCGGGTTCGATGTTTAGTTCCATGTCTAATGTCCAGACAAAGTTATAGGTGTTGGTGCTCACATAAAGCAGTGGTTTAACTACGGAGATACCTTTGCAGATACCCTCCCAACGGCGCTAACCCGTTGCACACCAACGGGCCGAGTATAACTAAAATTTTTTAATATACAAAATTTTTTTGATGGGGGTACTAAAAAAGACAAGGGGGGTGTTTCCTATAAAGATGTTTTGGTATGAACAAAATACCGTAAGCCGGCTTATGGGATGGGGGCTAAGCCAAACTCAAAAAATTGGGCTATGAGGGTGGAGAATAGTAGACCTACACGCGCGATGGAACCATTTCTAAAAAAGGGGGGGTGGGGTGGTCGAAGTCGGCTTAGAAAATCCAAAATGTTAGTCAGCTGACTAACATATCATTCTATTAAATGATATCAAATGTTATTTAATTCTATTATCCCTTGACATCTTATGATGTGTGAGATACAGTAGAGGCTCAGTAGTTCAAAGGGTGTTTTATCTCTACTACTGAATCAAAGGAACTAAAATGAGTACAGTAAAAAGTACAATCGTGTTAAGTGAGAATGGGGTTAACGTGTTGGCTGACACAATCAAAGCTGATCAAGGCGTCGCTAAAAAGTGGAAAAAGTGTAGTGATGTTTTAATGAGTGAGGGTGTTACTTCTTCAATGCTTGTAAAGCCTAAGAAGGGCGCTACAAATAAGTTTGAAACATTGCACAATCAGATCAATGCGACGATTGTCAGCACGTTTAATCAAACCGTGAAGGACATCTTAGCGAAAGACGTTAAGACCCTCAGCGATGAGCAAAAAGAAAGCCGTCGCTATTGGATGAAACAAATGGGGTCTTATTTCAACAAGATCGCTAAGTACTTGAAACAAGCTGAGGATAATTTGCACAATGCCGATAAAGGCCCGAAGACACCTAAGTCAAAATTTGAGAGATACCATGATATGTTAGTGGATCTCAAAGAGTTTTTGCAAAAATGGGAAGAGCCCGAGATCAGCATAAGTGTTGCAATGGAAGGCTTAGAGATAATGCAAGCGGCTTAATTTTCTAGCCTTTAACCCTGACTTCGGTCAGGGTTTTTTTTCGCCTAAATTTTTATAGGGTAGTCAACTGACTACCCATTGATACCAGTGACTTATTCAGCGTGACACATAGGGCGAGCGAACAATCTAAAATTGGTTTGTTTAACTGATAGACTGCACGCAGTCTATCACTATTTTTTTCGGTTGTCAAATGTTTTTTGTTAGTCAACTGACTACTGGATTGATACCAGTGACTTATTCAGCGTGACACATAGGGTAGCCAAGTGTTCGGAATCGGCTTGCTCAACTGATAGACTGTGCACAGTCTATCACTATTTTTTCCAATCGTCAAGCACTTTTTTAATTTATTTTTAAAAATGTTAGTCAACTGACTACCATAACGATACCAGTGACTTATTCAGCGTGTAGCACAGGGCAATGTTCGAACAATAGGCTTGTATTGTTCGGAGCTAAGTTGTTGATTTTAAAGGAAAGTTCGTTTTGTTCTAATGTTCTTGGGTTTTTTGGACTTTGGCAAACACAAGAAGCCAGTGACCGGTTTGGGCACGATTCCCTTTTTATCACCGCAAAAATATCCCTGCGTAGTTTTTTGGCTAACTATAAGAACATTAGAACATTACTTATAAATCAATAACTTAGCTCCGAACAATATAAGAACATTACAAGAACATTAAGAACAATACATATATTAAATACATTAGTATTACTTTATAAATACCTCTGCTAATCATTGCTAAACCTTACCACAGTTTACTTGACTTTGACATCTTAACGTGTTATAATATGTATTGGGTTGGTAAAAGAAACAAACATATTGTTCGTGCCGTCCCAAAGTTAGTCAGCTGACTACTTATCCAGTAAACAACTTAACAGGAGTTATATCATGACAGCAGTAAACATTGGTCAGGAACAAAACATTGACCACACCATCACCGATGCAGACTATGACCAAGCGGTCAAACTGCTAGCCCTTGCCGACCACTACATGTCCGAGGGTCAGGAGGGTGACGCGCACCATGCGTTGATCACCGCCATGCGCATACTAGGTATTGAGGAGTTGCACGCATGAAGCCCAAGCACAACTTGTACGAGTTAGTCAGCAGACTACTGTTCTTAATTGCCATTATCGTTTTAACCCTTGACCTTACATTTTGGAGACCATGATGAAAACAGTATGCAGAGAATGTGGCGACACCATTGCAAGCAAGCGAGTCAAGCTCGGATACAAACTGTGCTTATTTTGTGGTGAGGAGTTTGCCCGCCAACGCAAGTTCACCATTGCACCCATGCACAAATCAAACTACATGCTGATCACCGACCGCACCGACCTGATCGGTCTTAACAACAAAGGAGGGCTAGTCAAATGAAAATTGTTTGGAAGAACTACGAACGAGGAACGATCTGCGTTATCAGATTGTTTAATGGTAAACCCGAAGCTATACGCTTGTGCGATCAACACCACTACAAAGAGTGGAATGGTTGTTTCTCAATTATTTAAGGGGATGAAATGAAACTACACGACTGGTCAATCGTAAGAACGGCGGACAAGAAAGGCTTGTCCATCAAGAACGCCAAGGCGGGCGTGAATGAGTATGAGGTGTGCGTGTCGTTTAGAGACGACTGCATCGTTATCAATTTGCATTTAGACGGGCGCAACACACCCATCGCAGGCATGAGGTTTCCAATCAAGGAGAAGGAGAACAATGATGAGTAGCTTAACGGGTCAAATCAAATACATCAACAGAAGACGTTATTGCGTGATCTCTTA